TAGTGACACTTTGGCTACTTGTGAGGGAACCAGTAGCAATCAAGGTGCTTGAAGCATTGGTCAAAGCCCAGTGAGAAGCCGTTCCAGTGGCCGTTACAGAGCCATCAGTGATTGCAGGTACCACCACCTTACGTCCATCCGTAGTGCCGTTTGTAGGCGATCCTACGGTCAATGAAGCCTTGTTTCCAAGGGTGTAGGTGCTAGTTGCTTGAGCATAAGTAGTCGGTTCTTGGCTACAGATGTCAATTCGAGTACCATTGCTGGTAATGTAGGAAAGACCAGAGTCATATACGTTATCAATAAGAAAAGCCATATTTATTCTTCCGCTGATTGAACAGTGACTGTATAACTTTGCATTTCGTTATTAATCACTATGAGTTTAGTTGGGTCTACTGCTGCTGAAGGAAGGTATACCGTGGCATTACTTCCTGCATTAACACCAAAGACATTATGCCCGTTAATTAAGTCCGTATCAATAATATAATACGGAGTTGTAGTTACTGCAACAAAAGAAACTGGGTTGCTAGTTGTTCTGGAACTTGAAAAGAGATAATTAGTCTTCTCTGTGCCACCCAAGGTGTCCAAGGGTAGCTCAATGCTATGCTCTTCTCCGTTTGTGAGGACAAAGACTATCTGTCCATCGGCAGCCTCATAAACGGAATCTACACCTACACCGTCTTCGCCGTCCTTACCGTCCCTTCCTGGTGCTCCATCAATGCCATCTTTTCCAGGGACTCCCTGTGGTCCTTGCTTGCCCTGCGGACCAGGATCTCCACGGTCTCCCCGTTCCCCTTTGTCCCCCTTTGGACCTGGAGTCTTTGATATGGTTTGTAGTTTTTCATTTACTCTGTTGTACAGTAACGATAACTTAAGGTCTGTTAACGTGCTCATGCAGTGTTACTCTTGTGAGAGTTGCTGCATTAGCTTGTCTTCAGTTTCTTTTTCCTTTGAAGCAGCCATTCGTTGGTTCTCAACGGACTTCTCTTTGATCTCAAGATCCTTTTGCTTAAGACGGAGATCTGCAATCTGCAAACGACGGTTAAACTCTTTGTCTTCAGCTTCTCCTTTCTTAAGATTCTTGGTAGCAACATCAATTTTCTTAAGTTCAAGCTCGGCAGGGATTGCCTGAGCCTCCACAGTGAGCTTACCAGCACGAGCTGAGGATTCCTGAGCCTGCGTTTGTAGAACTTGAGTCTGTGCTTGTTGAAACTGGAGTTGTGCTTGCTGCATTTGCTGTTGCATTTGCTGTTGTTCAGGATTGGGCTGTGCAGCTTGCTCAATAGCAATCAAAAGCTCCTCTCGGTTAGCCAGATTCATGTTGTCAACGATTGAACGAACAAGAATAGGATAGATAGGAGAGTCAGGAGGCATGGTTTGGAGCAATTGAGTCAACTGAGTGACTTCGTACTCTCGTGCAATGATGCCAAGGGAGCTGGAAGCTACAAACTTGTAGTCACTGACAGGATAGGACTCAGGATCAAACTGCATGTAACGCCAAGCAGCCTTCTCTACAAAGGGAATCAGGAAGGACTGCTGGAAATTAATGAGAGTACGTTTGTGACGCTTAATGATAGCACCCAAAGACATACTAATACCAGCAGCAGTTGCTTCACCATTAACTTGTCCTGCGATCCCAGCCGAGTCCACAGCTCCAGTAGCCTGTTGCACCATCTGTTGAAGAGCTTGAGATTGTGCAAACGTAATTTGGTTAACTTGTCCAAAGTTAAAAGGATTAAGGATTTCACGGGGGTCTCCATTGGTAAGGATAATTTTACCAGGACGAATCTCGGGCTTTGCTCCCCGTGGCAAACGAGTGGCGTCCATAGCCATCATAGGATGCACTGTGAGGGCTAGTGCGTCGATACGGGCACGTAGCTCAGTGTCCAGTGCCTTCTGGCTATTGTAGCCCTTCTCACAGACTCCACGACCCCAGAAACGGCTGGGTACGATGTCCCAGGGGAAAGCAATGACAGGTCGGTCCTGCATCATGTAAGGATTGGGCTCTGCCTTAAGCAAAACACCTTCATTGGCAATGACTACGATTGCCTCAATGTACATGGAATTAGAGTCTTCCCCTGCGTCCTCAGAGAGTTTGATAATTTCAGCATTGTCCTCTACGGACTCAAGGAGTCTACGGGGCACAAGACCATAGTATTTGGTCAAACGGATCTTATCGTCGTTGTAAACAGTCAGATCTTGGTCAGGTTCAAGGTCAGTGTCCGAAGGAGCATCAGGAATGTACACATCGGAGTACACACCCTTCTCCTGAAGCAACTCTACTTGGTGTCTGGAGACAAACTCATCAATGGCACATCCCATAGCCTCTTCAATGCTAGTGGCTACAGGGTCAATGAGGAAGTTATTGGGCATCACAGGGCGAAGTTTGACGACAGTACGGTCCTTGATGTTAACCCCAACAGCTTGAAGTTGTCCGTCCATCAAAGGTTGTGTAGCAGGAGCCATCTCTTTCTCTTCTGAGATGGTAACTTCAGCAATGCCAGTGCCAAATACAGCAGCATTGATCAAACATTCAGCCACTGCCTTGCGTACCTTGGTCTTCTCAAAGTCCTCTGCGAGCTTATTGCGAAGATACTGGATGTCCCTGCGGTCAGGGTCATTCATATCGTCAGTAATGTCAAACCATTTGCCTCGACCAAAGGTAGCTTCCTCAAGTTCAGCCACATTGGACTCTACTGCCTGTTGAAGTGCAGGGGCAATGATGCGTGAACGCTCAGAAAGACGCTCTACGTCGTCAGCAGACCAGATTCCACGCCACAGACGATAGTATTCGTCGTGCTTAAGCTGGTAATTGCTTTCGTAGTGGTCACGCCATTGTTGGCACTTGTCAAGAACCCAAGAAGCAAGATCTTGCTCTACGAGGAGTTCTTCAGTTTCAGCAGTAAAATTCTCAAGCATTACTTAATATCCCGCTACAAGATCAAATTCTTCCCATTCGTCCACTTCAAAGTCATAGGAGTAGCACACTTTAGCTAATTGATCAATGTAAGCAAGACTATCAATTAGGTCATCATGTGTGAGCACGGAAGGGAATTGCATCAATTGGTCAATGAACTTAATGTTCCATTCACCCTCATTGAGCAACACCCTCCCATGTTCAAACCTACCCTGCAATGCATGGACAACTCGGGTTGTTTTATTGGTGTTTCCATGAGTCAATTCTTCAACTCTGAAGAAAAGATTGTGTTTTTTCATCATATCCATCAAAGGGGACATGATTGCTTGCTTGGCAATACCTTTTTCAATGCCAACTGCAATGGGTTTGTGCTTTTGCACTGCCCAAAAGATGTTCCTAATGGTCTCATCAAAGGACCAACGACCACTTTTGATCTCTTTAACCCACCAAAGACCATCGTCAGTTACTTTAACGATAGCCATTGCTGAGTCATCTAGTCGTTTTTTCTTTGCTTTGCCTTCTTGTTCAAAACCTGCAAGGTCAATAGCAATGTAGTAATCACCTATCTCTGGCTCTTCTGCTTCAAATTTGAGCCAAGACTCCTTGAAAAGCTCTGATTCCTTGGCGTTGAAGGAAGCCAAGAACTCTTGATTGAAGATATGGGTTGACATTGACTTCTTTGCATTGTCAATTTCTTCCCTATCGAGCATTTCATTGTCATAACTGGTGAAGTGATAGGCAGCCCAGTCAGGATCTTCTGCTTTGTCTGCATAAGCAAACAGTTCATAGAACCAGTTTCTACCCTCTGGGGTACCAATGAAGACTGCTTTGCCCTTTTGGTCAGCTAGTGCAGGTCGAATAATCTCTTCCCACACTGAAGGCTTCATAAAAGCAGCCTCATCAAGTACAGCCAACTTCAAAGAAGCACCCCTCATGGTGTCCGGTCTATCTGATCCCTTGAGGGAGATCATGGAACCATTGATCAAAGTGATTTGAAGATTGTTTACATGGGAGGATCTAATCACAGGTCTTGCTAAGTCATGCAACAAAGACCACATGATGTCCCTGGCGTTACCTTGGGTAAGACCTATGTACCAGACTTCCCCTGGCTTAGAGTCAAGGGCTGCTACAATCATTCTCCATGCAGCATATCTGGACTTACCACAACGTCTACCTGCTGCAATAACCTGGAAACGCTCATTGTTCTTCCAGACTGTCTGTTGCCACTTTAGCAACTGTACATTAAGTTCAGTCATTGTCAGAAGGTGAAGTTGCTGGCTTGGTGGGGATAAAGGAGGAAGGAGATAATACAGGTAAAGGAGCTTCCTGCTTCAGGGGTGATGGTTATGTAGTCACCATCCGTCATAATCAAGAAAGACCCCAAAGGATTACCAAACTGAACATAGTCAGCAGCACCTACTGATTTACCACCAAGAAAAGTAATGGTGTCACCGTCGTGCCAAGCAGCAGTCACTGCTTTAGTGGAGCCACCTACGTTGGAAATAAACAACATAGTGACTTCAGCATGGTAACCATTGGGCACCGTCAGGATAGTATTGGATACACCATCAGTTAGATTCTTACCAATACTATACTTCATTACTTGCAATCACCTTTGCAATGTGATCCATTCTCTTAACCACACCATCTTCAGGGTTGTTAAGTTTTCTTTGGTTGTACTCGTTGTTATTCAAGAACTCTTTAGCAGCTTCTTTGAACTTACCTTGGTTAAACAACATACGAGTCTTTCTGGACTGTTGCCAATCCCCTCTGTACATAGCACTCAAGAGGGCTGCTTGAGTCTCCTCATTGAGAAAATCATACTGAGGTGTAAGATCTTTAATTTGTCTTACAAAGGAGTCATACACTTCAGGGAAGGGTTTGTCAAGGTAATATCTTGTTTGACCCACACCTTTGGTTAGCACACCCCTATCATCCTTGTATTCACCCTCACAGTACCCCTCATGTAGGATTAGAGTTTCCATAGGGAGAGGTAGTGGTGGTTTTAGATTGTACACTTCACAGACCTTATCAACTGCTCTTTGACCGTGGTAAATCTTAGGTTTCAAAGTATTCACCGTCTACAGCGTCTTGTGAAGAGTCTATATCTAGTGTATCACTCTGGTCTGGTGTTGATGAGATAAGACCTGAGATGTTGATTGTGATTGCAGACTTTCCATTGTTCTTTTGAATCTCCTGCTCAAAAGCAGAGACAGGTAGCATTCTATCCATAAGGAGTTTCCATGCTGCTGCTTGGTTCTTATG